GAAACGATCTTTATCTATCAACTCAAGAAAAGCTCGATAAAAAACTTCATTAAATATTTCGCTAGACACTTGAATTTTTCGCGTTAGATACTAAATATCTACAGCGTTGCCTAATGGGACGCTAATATACACAACAAACCTTGCTAAATTAGGAGGTCATCATGACACAAGACTTTTGGAAAACTTTTAGCCTAAACACGTCTAACATTGATCGTTATTTCGTAGGCGCAGATTCTATGGCAAAGAGACTGTCAGAACTCGCCAATACGGTTAACATTTCGTCTTTCCCCCCATATAATATCAAAAAAGTTGAAGATAACAAATACGTTATTGAAATGGCGGTTGCGGGCTTTGCTGATACCGATATCGAACTAACTCTTGAAGAAAACAAGTTGTTAATCAAGAGCAAGGTATCACAACCAGAACAAGAACCAACATCTGATACATATCTGTTCAAGGGTATTGCAGATCGTGCGTTCAGTCGTTATTTCACTTTGGCTGATAACGTCGAAATTCAAAACGCACAGCTAATGAATGGAATGCTAAAGGTATGGCTAGAACATGTCATTCCGGAATCCAAGAAGCCACGTAAAATCGAAATTGAAACGGTTCCTACTAAAAAGGGATCAAAGTAATGCGTTATCTTATTTCTAAGACAATTGGTTATGTTTCTGCTTGGTTTGAGTATTATGACATTCATAATTCATTACAAAAAATGAACAATCGTGAGTTGCGTGATATGGGAATATCTCGTTCCGATATTGATCGTATCGCAAAAAACACTTATACTGACAGAATCACAAATGTATAACTAAATAAAAGGGACAGTAAAATGTCCCTTTTTTATGGAGAAAAAATATGGTTACTCTTGAACAATTAGAGAAACTTTTCGAAACAACGCACAAGACAACTCTCGAAAAGTATATCGACGCTCTAAACGAAACTTTAGAAAAATATGAAATTACAACACCAGAACGTATCGCAATGTTTATGGCTCAAGTTGGTCATGAATCTGGTGGCCTTACCATTACAGAAGAAAGTCTTAACTATCGTCCTGAAAGACTTCAAGTTATTTTCCCGAAGTATTTTCATAACGTAGATGTTAATGAATACGCACACAGACCAGAAAAAATTGCCAACCGTGTTTATAGCAATCGTATGGGCAACGGTGATGAAGCTTCAGGTGATGGATACAAGTTCCGGGGTCGTGGTTTCATTCAAATTACCGGGCGTGATAATTATACCGGATTTGCTAGAGATAATGGCATGACTGTTGATGAAGCCGTAGAATATATGGAAACACCTCAAGGTGCATGTATGTCTGCTGGCTGGTTCTGGAATAAGCATGGCCTAAATGGTTTTGCTGATCGTAACGATTGCCGGGGCGCTACCGTTCGTATTAATGGCGGAACAATCGGTCTAGAAGAACGTGAAGAAATCTATAAGGAAGCATTAGAACTTTTCTCTTGACTCCTACTAGGTTCTACGCTAAACTGAACCCTGAATAAGATTGTAGGAGATTATATCATGAAGTTTTATACTAATGTGTTTGCTAGGGGCAGTAAAGTCTATGTCCGTGGTTATGAAAATAATAGAGCATTTTCTGAAGTAGTCTCCTATAGTCCATATCTTTTCGTTGACGCACAAAAAGACGCGAAGACTAGCTATCGCACACTTGACGGTAAACCTGTTGAGAAGCGGCAATTCGAAAGCATTAAGGAAGCACGAGATTTCGTTAAAAGATATGGTGACGTATCCAATATGAAAATCTACGGGCTGACTAATTTCCCCTACATGTATATCTATGACAACTATCATGGTGAAATGAACTATGATGTATCGTGGATTAATATCATTAGTTTGGATATCGAAACCGATTCATCTGACGGTTATGGGGATATCGAAAAGGCTGATAAGGAAGTAACCGCTATCACGATCAGTAGACGTGGTGAAAAAGTGGTATTTGGTCTCAAGCCATATAAATCAAAATCGAAAAAGGTAACGTTTCTCCATTGCAAGGACGAATATGATCTACTTACCAAGTTTCTGCATGTTTGGCAGTCGGGCCGTTTTTCCCCTGATGTTGTGACTGGCTGGAACATCGAGTTCTATGATATCCCATATCTGGTCAATCGTATTCGTAATATCCTTGGTGAAAAGGAAGCCAAGAAACTTTCACCTTGGGGTTTCCTGGAAGAACGCATAATCGAACTTTTTGGTAAGGAAACGACCGTCTATGTTCCTGCTGGTATTAACGTGCTGGATTACTATGCTCTCTATAGAAAGTTTTCTTTTGGTAATGAAGAAAGCTACAAACTAGATCATATTGCGGAAAAGGTTCTTGGCGAGAAAAAACTTGGTTTGCCAGGATATAACGACATGTCAATATTCTTATGCGGCGCAGATAATGTTAAAATTCCACAAAAAAGAAAAGAAGATTTGTTTGATTTCGAAAAAATGATATTGTTTAAGAAAAAAATTATTGATGAAAAAAGGAAACGGATGAAGAAATAAATTTACATTTTTCTCCGTGCCATCTTTTATAATTGGTGGGATCAAACAACTTGTTACAGTGTTGACAATATTTGTTTTTTATAAAATTGTTATATTTTAGAAAATCTTCCATTTTTGAACCCCTTTATCATGAATATTATACATATTTATAACAATGAGGATTTTACATGATTAACGATTCTGTTGACCTAACATCATTATCCGATGAAGAATTGGATTTGTTGTTGAATGAAGTTTCTTATCAGGCAGATAAAATGTGTTATGATATCGGAATTGATTACAACATTCATGACGTTACGCTAATCGATATGCTTGAAGAAAAGTTGAAGTTTATTGAGCAGGTTATTGCATTTGCCTACGATGCGAAGGTGAATTATGCTGATACCTTTACTACCGTCAAACCCTGGGATATCATCATTCATAATTATCTGATGGATCGTGGTATTGTTGTTCCGCAAACTACGAAGAACCACTATAACGGTGATCTGGTTGGTGGATACGTTAAAGAACCAAAACTTGGTCTTAGTAGGTGGGTGGTTTCGTTTGATTTGAACAGCCTATATCCCCATTTGATTATGCAATATAATATCTCACCCGAAACCTGTGTTGATAGGATTGATGACGGCTGGCCTAAAATTGATGAGTTGCTCAAGGGCGATTTAGGCAATCTTCAACCAGAATACGCTTATGCCGCAAATGGAACGATATATCGTAAAGACAAGCAAGGTTTCCTGCCTGCTCTTATGGAAAAGATGTATAACGACCGCGTAGAATATAAGAAGAAGATGATTGAGGCCAAGAAGAAGCTTGAGGCTCTTCCTACTAATGCATCATCCGAAGAACGTAGACTAATTCAAAACGATATCTCAAAGTATCACAACCTCCAACTAGCCAAAAAAATTCAGTTGAATAGTGCCTATGGCGCGCTTGGTAATGAATGGTTCAGGTGGTTTGACTTTAACCTTGCCGAAGCTATCACAATGTCAGGTCAGCTTTCAATTCGTTGGATCGAAAAGCGAATGAATGAATACCTGAATAAGTTGCTTAAGACAAACAATGTTGATTATGTGATTGCTTCTGATACAGATTCGATCTATGTTAACATGGAAGGTCTGGTTAACGCCTCGGGTGTAACAGACGAAAATGAAATCGTTGATATGATTGATAAATTCTGTGACCAAAAAATCCAGAAGATGATTGACACATCATATCATAAATTGGCTGAATATATGAGTGCCTATCAGCAAAAAATGTTCATGAAGCGCGAAACGATTGCTAATAAAGGCATCTGGCGTGGAAAGAAGATGTATATTCTAAATGCCTGGGATATTGAAGGTGTTCGTTTTAATGAGCCTCAATTGAAAATACAGGGAATCGAGGCAGTTCGATCTTCCACTCCCAAGGCTTGCAGAACAAACATTAAGAACGCACTTGAAATAATTATGAACAAGGACGAACAAGCTATTCAAAAATTCATTGTGGATTTCAAACAAAAATTCATGAGCCTACCATTCGAAGATATTGCATTTCCGAGAGGGGTTAAGGGTCTGGAAAAATACAGCGATAGGGATTCTGTTTATATTTCAGGAACACCAATTCATGTCAAAGGATCATTGCTATATAACAACTTCATAACCAAACAAAACTTGTCCAAAAAATATCGTGCTATCGGTGAGGGTGATAAGATCAAATTCGCTTATCTCAAAATGCCCAACCCAATACATAACACTGTCATTTCAGTTCCGGAAGAATTGCCTGATGAATTGGGCTTGCAAAAATACGTGGATTATGATATACAATTTCAGAAGACCTTTCTTGACCCCATCACTTCTATCTTAGACGTTATTGGATGGAGTGCAAGGAAACGAGCAACACTAGTCGATCTTTTCAATTAAAGGAACCAACATGTCACTACGCGATAAAATTATTAAAAATTCAACACTTGACCATACTTCGTTGCTTGAGGATAGTAAAATCTATTCCAAGAAAGATATGATTCCAACACAAGTTCCAATGATTAACGTTGCACTTTCTGGTTCACTTGATGGCGGTATTACTCCTGGTGTAACGATGCTTGCAGGTCCGTCAAAACATTTCAAGACTGGATTTGCGTTGCTTCTGGCTTCAGCTTTCCTTCGTAAGTATAAGGATGGTGTTATTCTTTTCTACGATTCGGAATTCGGAACGCCACAAAATTATTTTAAAACTTTCAATATTCCTTTGGATGCTGTTATTCATTCTCCTGTTACTGACGTGGAAGAATTGAAGCACGACCTTTCTGTTCAGCTACAGCAATTGAGTCGTGATGATAAGGTTTTCATTGTTATCGATTCCATTGGCAACCTAGCATCCAAGAAAGAAACGGATGATGCCATTGAAGGTAAATCCGTTGCTGATATGACACGAGCCAAGGCATTAAAATCGTTCTTTCGTATTGTGACCGCCAAGCTAACACTCAAGGATATTCCTATGGTGGTCATCAATCATACCTATAAAGAAATTGGTTTGTATCCAAAAGATATCGTTGGTGGTGGCACTGGTTCTTATTATGGTGCTGATAATATTTGGATTCTTGGACGCCAGCAAGATAAGGATGGGACAGAAATCCAAGGATACCACTTTGTTATCAATGTGGAAAAGTCTCGTTATGTTAGAGAAAAATCCAAGATTCCTATTACGGTATCGTTTGAGGGTGGTATCAATAAGTGGTCCGGTATGCTAGACTTGGCTGTTGAAGGTGGTTTTGTTGTGAAGCCAAAGAACGGTTGGTATGCTAAAGTCGATTCAGTTACGGGCGAACTTAGTAAGAATTATCGCGCATCTGAGATCAATGATAATTCCGATTTTTGGAAAGACGTTTTAAGCACTACAAACTTTGCTTCATGGATTAAAAATAAATATACTCTATCCACAGGAGAAATGTTTCACGATGAAAACGAAAAAGAACATAACGCCACATGAAATTTATTTCAGTAGCAACACAAGACTAAAGGCTGCGGTTTCAGAAATTAATGACTCCATCTTTGTAGAATTTTACAAGGATGGGGTTATGCTGGAACTACGTGATTGCTCAGATCATAGCAGTCATTACGCACACTCTATTGCAGAAAACTACTGTGA